GGACGCCTGGCACGCGTAAATCAGAACGGTAAATTTCGCTACTGCATGCCGGGAGATAATTTACCAGCAGAGCCGAAAGCTGCATCGGTAGCGGAAACCGATGGTAAAGCCTTTCCTCAGCCAGCCGGTGTTGCGTTACCAGTACAGGAAGCTGCAACACAGGAAGATATTAAAACAGAAACTGTGGCGGACATGGTGCAGTCGTTACCATCGCTCACCGAAACGCAAGGGGATGACCTGATTTTACCATCGTTGCATCTGGCAAACCGCGAACTGCGTCGGGCGAAAAATCATGTCCAGAAGTGGGAGCGTGTCTGCGCCGCGCTGCGGGAGCTGAACAAGTACCGGGATATTATACGGCAGATGAATTGTTCCAGAGAGGATGTGAAGTGAGATGGCGTGGCTGGGTGCGGGCTGAAATCCTTATTCTTCGGCAGTGCGCGGGAACAATGAAGGTAAAAAGCATCGGCAGTCTGATTGGCCGTAGTGAGGCGGCGGTCAGGACGAAAGCCCGGGAGATGGGAATAAGTCTGATTCTGCGTGGTGATTTTCACCAGTCAGCAAAATATCCGCAGAGTGATATTGAGCTGACGCGACAACTGCATCAGCGTGGCGTGTCCAGGAGAGAAATCGCCAGAAAATTTGGAATGCCGCTGCGCACAGTGAATAACTACGTTTATTTCGACAGGAGGGTGTCTGCGTGAAAATCCTGTATCAGGATTACGGCCCGGTGGGACAGGTGGTTATCAGCAGTACTGTAATGGAGTTCCGGAAGCATAACCGTGTGGTGGATGCAGTACTGTTAGCCTGTCCGGGGATATCGGCGAGCCGTGCAGGTGTGTTTTTTATGAAGACGAAGTTATATGGCAGTACAGCGTGGATAAAGAAGGCGTACCGGGTAGCGTTGCAGGAGGTAAACAGTGAGCGAATCGGCAACCATTCTTGATATGTCCTGTGGCAGTCGTATGTTCTGGTTCGATAAGAATGACGACCGGGCGATATTTAGCGATATCAGAAAAGAAGAGCACACATTGTGTGATGGACGACGGCTGATAATTAACCCTGACCTGATAGCAGATTTTCGTGCACTACCATTTGCAGACGCATCTTTTTCGATGGTTGTATTCGACCCTCCGCATCTTGAGCGTGTTGGTGATAACGCCTGGATGGGAAAGAAATATGGACGGCTGAATAAAGATACCTGGCGTGATGATTTGCGGCAGGGATTTAAAGAAGCCTTTCGTGTGTTGCAGCCATACGGCGTTCTGATTTTCAAATGGAATGAAACGCAAATACCTGTTCGCCAGATATTGGCACTGACCGACAGAAAACCTGTTATCGGTCAACGAACAGGAAAAAACGATAAAACTCACTGGATTATTTTTATTAAATAGGCATCCAGTGAGTAGGTTCGTAGGGTTACAGATACGTATATCTGAATAATTAAATTCAGTTCTGTAAATAAAATTTAATCCTTAACCGGAGTGATTTTTGCACTCTCAAATCATCAGGAGGCCGCCCGAAAGGGCGGTAGTGAAATGCGAAAGTTCAAAATAATTATTGAAACGGGAATAGCTGGTGGAGATTTTGAGGATGTATTCGAAGTGGACGATGACGCAACACCTGATGAAATTCATGATGAAGCAAAAGAAATTTTCTTTAACTACTGCAATTACTCATATCACGCAATAAAAGACGAAGAGGAAGAACAAAATGGCTGATTTTGGTTCAACTAAATACAACGTCAGTTTTGAAGAATGGCATGAACTGTTAATGGACTATGCAGAGTTACGTGGTGGAAGTGCTGTTGATGCTGAAGCCTGGCGTGATGACTACGAAGCAGGAAAAACACCTGTCGAAGCATATTGTGATGAGTGGGGTGATGAATGAATCACCACAAGAGTGGGGGGCTAATGAAAAATGACATCGACAATGTTATCACCCTTGTGCAACCAAAATCAGAGGAAGAAGGGCTTCTCAACGTTGTGATAACCGACAGAAAAAGCGGCGAGCAAAAATGCTGTCAGCATATCCGTACAACAATTTCAGAAGTGAATCGTACGATTACCTGTAACCGATGCGGATTGGCTTTAGATCCGTTCGAGCTTGTTCTCGACCGTGCGAGAAACGGTGAAAACATAGTGTCTGAGATTAAATCACTCTATGCAAAGCGGGATGCTCTTCGTGAAGCTGTGGAAAAACTTGAACGTGAAGAGAAAAATGCCAAAGCCCGGTTGCGAGCAGCCAGGACAGCAATACTGTATGCGGAAAATGACCTTAAAAATATTGAGCAGGAGGTGAATCGATGACCTGGCCTGAAGCATTCACAACGGTAGGAATTGCACTTGCGGTGGCGCTGGTGGTGTATTCGATTTGCCGCTGGGGATAAAAACGGTTTGCGGGAAAAGGAGAGTTAAGTAGAATTGCAGCGGGTGCTTGAGGCTATCTGCCTCGGGCATGAACACCAACGGCAGATAGAGAAAAGCCCCAGTTAACATTACGCGTCCGGCAAGACGCTTAACATTAATCTGAGGCCAATTTCATGCTTTGCACATGTAGGTTAGCCTCTTACGTGCCGAAAGGCAAGGAGAAGCCGGCTATGAAGCAGCAAAAGGCGATGTTAATCGCCCTGATCGTCATCTGTTTAACCGTCATAGTGACGGCACTGGTAACGAGGAAAGACCTCTGCGAGGTACGAATCCGAACCGGCCAGACGGAGGTCGCTGTCTTCGTAGACTACGAATCTAGAGAGTAAGAGTGACCAAGCGAGGGAGAAATCCCTCGCCGCCTCTGATGTGTCAGGCATCCTCAACGCACCCGCACTTAACCCGCTTCGGCGGGGTTTTCGTCGCATTATGAGGTTGTAATTTTAGCTACCATTAGACTATCCTAAGGATCTCAAACAGATCTATTTTGTATCAAATTTGGTGCATGGCTTTGCCAATAATCGGAAAACAAAAGGACTCATTAGTATGAGCTGCCTACTCAAAAAACACACGCGGTTGAGTATTCCGCCTCGCGATAAAAGCGTTGTGGCAGTCCCTCGCCCAGCGATTGATGAAGACTGCGCACATCGTGAACAAGTGAAAAATGCTTTTGATTTCGGTTTTTCTCGTTATGAGAAAGCCATGGAAGAACTTTCAAAAGTGTAATGATGGGTATTGTGCTCTATGGCTGAGATTGTTGAAGGAGTGCATTACCTTACGGTTGATGATCTTGTTGAAATCAATCGTTCCCTAATTGAATTACAGACGCCAGATGAGCCCGTTGGTGTTCTGAGTCCAGATAACTTAAGTTCTTCTCAGGCCCGTCCCAGCATGGTTCGATGGTATGAACAGACTAATGACATGTTTGTACTGGCATCGGTATTGATTGAAAGTCTGATTCAGAATCATCCGTTTGCTAATGCGAACAAACGAACAGCTATGATGGCTGGTTACGTCTTCTTGTTGTTGAATGGCTATGAGTTAACAGCACCAGGCGATGAAATCGTGGAAATGGCAGAGGGACTGGCCTGCAAAACCTATACTCGAGAAGATCTCGAGAACTGGTTGTGTTATTGGTCTCGCGCGTATGACAGCCGGGAATTATGTAAAACAGGCGCAACTATTGTTTTGTATGAAACTATCAAGCTTAAAATAGAACAGCAAAACTAAAGGCGCTTCCAATGAAAACCCGCTTCGGCGGGTTTTGTTTTTTCCTGGCATTCTGGTTTACAATTCGCACGCCAGCCTGAACAACTGGCACCTGCTGCGCCAGCAGAGACAACCGATGGCGCACGATACCAAATTACACAATTCTGATACTGTTCGTGCCAGCAGGCACGGGCGGCGTTCTCATGCATTCAAATATGACTGGTACCAGCATGACCCATGCACTGAAGCACAGGCCGAATGGCTGATTCAGAACTACCGCAGACGTGGGTATGAGTTTAGGAAAGCCCTCAGTCTCGATTATCGTCACTGGATAATCTACGTCAGGCTCCCTTATTCCGAACGCCCGCCGCGTCCATCCCGCACATACCAGCAACGGATCTGGAGGTAACGTGCGGGTATTACTTCGACCTGTTCCGGTGCCGGAACTCGGGCTGGTGGTCCTTAAGCCGGGCCGTGAATCCATGCAGGTATTTCATAATCCCCGGGTACTGGTGGAGCCGGAACCGAAAAGCATGCGCGGTCTGCCGTCCGGAGCTGTTCCTGCCGTTCGCCAGCCGCTGGCGGAAGATAAATCATTACTGCCATTTTTCAGCGATGAGCGGGTGATTCGTGCTGCTGGCGGCGCTGGTGCACTGTCTGACTGGCTGTTGCGTCATGTCAAATCCTGCCAGTGGCCTCATGGTGACTATCATCACAGTGAAACCGTCATACATCGTTACGGTACCGGCGCGATGGTATTTTGCTGGCACTGCGACAACCAGCTGCGTGACCAGACTTCCGAATCACTCGGGCAACTTGCTCAACAAAATCTGTCAGCATGGATGATTGACGTCATACGCCATGCAATCAATGGCACGCAGGAGCGGGAATTATCGCTGGCTGAATTATCCTGGTGGGCGGTCTGCAATCAGGTGGCGGACGCGCTACCGGAGACAGTATTACGTCGTTCTCTGGGGTTACGTGCAGAGAAAATTTGCTCGGTGTACCGCGAGAGCGACATCATACCGGGAGAACCGACAGCCACCAGCATACTGAAGCAGCGCACAAAAAATATTGCGCTGCCACTTCACGTCCACCAGCAACAAAATCCACCACAGAAAAAAACGGTTGTCAGTATCGCCGTTGATCCGGAGTCTCCTGAATCGTTCATGAGGCGACCTAAACGTCGCCGCTGGGTAAATGAGAAATACACGCGCTGGGTAAAGACACAGCCGTGTGCGTGTTGTGGTAAGCCAGCCGACGATCCCCATCACCTGATTGGTCATGGTCAGGGCGGAATGGGAACAAAGGCCCACGATATTTTTACACTACCGCTGTGCCGGGAGCATCACAACGAACTTCATGCGGATCTGCTGGCGTTCGAAGAAAACCATGGTTCCCAGATTGATTTAATTTTTCGTTTTCTTGATCACGCCTTTGCAACCGGCGTGCTTGGGTAAAAGAGGTTACTGATGCGTATAGAGTTTGTTTTGCCTTACCCGCCGACGGTGAACACCTACTGGCGACGTTATGGCAGCACATATTTTGTATCAAAAGCCGGTGAGCGTTATCGCCGTGATGTGGCGCTAATTGTTCGCCAGCAGCGGTTGAAATTAAACCTGTCCGGAAGGCTGGCGATAAAGATTATTGCAGATCCACCGGATAAGCGCCGTCGTGACCTGGACAATATCCTGAAAGCACTGCTGGATGCGCTGACACATGCGGGGCTGCTTATAGACGACGAGCAGTTTGATGAAATCAATATTGTGCGCGGTCTGCCTGTTCCTGGTGGGCGGCTGGGGATAAAAATCACAGAGCTGGAGTGCGCATGAATAACCAGTATTTACAGTTTGTTCGTGAGCAGCTCATTATCGCCACCGCCGATTTGAGTGGGGCAACAAAAGGCCAGCTTGAAGCCTGGCTGGAGAATGCCATGTTCGATACAGGACGTTACAGGCGAAAAAAAATCCGGTACCGCGATGAAGTGACTGGAAAAATGATCACGCGGGATAATCCACCAATCCCGGGGAAACAATCGCTGGCAAAGGGGACGTCAATTCCTCTGGTAAGTCAGGTTGAGTTTTCGACATCATCATGGCGACGGGCAGTTCTGTCTCTTGAAGAACACCATAAAGCCTGGTTGCTGTGGTGTTACAGCGGAAATGTTTGTTGGGGGCATCAGATTGCGATAACGCTGTGGGCGTGGAATGAATTTTATACTCAATCCGGTACCAGAAAAATTGCGGAGAAAACACGGGAACGCCTGAAAAAATTAATCTGGCTGGCGGCGCAGGATGTGAAAAGCGAGCTGATTGGGCGTGAGACTTATGAATATCAGGAACTGGCTGAATTGATGGAGGTTTCTAAATCCACATGGACAGAGACATACCGACCTCACTGGGGGATTATGCGTGGCTGTATCGCAGGCCTTGACAGAGATGCACTTATATCGGTAATGCACTTACGTTCACAACAAAAGGTAGCTAATACCAAATATTGCAAAACCGAACTGAAACGTGTATTTTCAGCATAAATCTGATATTTTGCCGATTTTGTACGTGATGGCAAAGTAGCAAAACCCGCCGCTGAGCGGGTTTTTTTGTACCCGGAATTCTGTGGCTATCCAGAAAGCTCATGGAAAGAGGAGAAAGGCAACAATTGATAACAAAATCTTAAAGATCGCCTTGTATACTATTAGTTTTATAAATATTGTGTATTTTGAGTATTGCAGGATAACCCTGTGACGAAGTTAGTGTAACAACACTTTTGCTCTACGAGTTTCGCCAGCCTCCCCCCAGTGGCTGGCTTTTTTATTTCAGAAAAATTTATTCATAAAGAATGGATGAGCCATCATTCTTTGTGTCAGTGGTACGGGAGATTATTGACTGGATTGTCAGCGAAAGTGCAGGATTTAACCATGCATGACGGATGATATGTGTAAGTTCACAGAGATATTGCAGAATTAATTACGGACCGTTATTATTCTGCTCCCGGCCCTTTAGCTCAGTGGTGAGAGCGAGCGGCTCATAACCGCCAGGTCGCTGGTTCAAATCCAGCATGGGCCACCACCTTACCGCCATTAGCTCATCAGGATAGAGCGCCAGCCTTCGAAGCTGGTTGCGCGGGGTTCGAGTCCTCGATGGCGGTCCATTATCTGCATCATGCGTTGTTAGCTCAGTCGGACAGAGCAATTGCCTTCTAAGCAATCGGTCACTGGTTCGAATCCAGTACAACGCGCCATACTTATTCCTGGCTCGCTTTTGCGGGCCTTTTTTATATCTGCGCCGGGTCTGGTGCTGATTACTTCAGCCAAAAGGAATACCTGTATATGAAGTGTATATTGTTTAAATGGGTACTGTGCCTGTTACTGGGCTTTTCTTCGGTATCCTATTCCCGGGAATTTACGATAGACTTTTCGACTCAACAAAGTTATGTATCTTCGTTAAATAGTATACGGACAGAAATATCGACCTCTCTTGAGCATATATCTCAGGGGGCTACATCGGTATCTGTTATTAATCATACTCCACCGGGTAGTTATATTTCTGTGGATATCCGAGGGCTTGATGTCTATCAGGCGCGTTTTGACCATCTTCGTCTGATTATTGAGCAAAATAATTTATATGTGGCCGGGTTCGTTAATACGGCCACAAATACTTTCTACCGTTTTTCAGATTTTACACATATATCAGTGCCCGGTGTGACAACTGTTTCCATGACAACGGACAGCAGTTATACCACGCAGCAACGTGTCGCAGCGCTGGAACGTTCCGGAATGCAAATCAGTCGTCACTCACTGGTTTCATCATATCTGGCGTTAATGGAGTTCAGTGGTAATACAATGACCAGAGACGCATCCAGAGCAGTTCTTCGTTTTGTCACTGTTACAGCAGAAGCCTTACGGTTCAGGCAAATACAGAGAGAATTTCGTCTGGCACTGTCTGAAACTGCTCCTGTTTATACGATGACGCCGGAAGACGTGGACCTCACTCTGAACTGGGGGAGAATCAGCAATGTGCTTCCGGAGTATCGGGGAGAGGATAGTGTCAGAGTGGGGAGAATATCCTTTAATAATATATCAGCAATACTGGGTACTGTAGCGGTTATTCTGAATTGCCATCATCAGGGGACGCGTTCGGTTCGCTACGTGAATGAAGAGATGCAACCAGAATGTCAGATAAGTGGCGACAGGCCAGTTATAAAAATAAACAATACATTATGGGAAAGTAATACAGCAGCAGCCTTTCTGAACAGAAAGTCTCAGTCATTATATACAACGGGTGAATGAAAGGAGTTAAGCATGAAGAAGATGTTTATGGCGGTTTTATTTGCATTGGTTTCTGTTAATGCAATGGCGGCGGATTGTGCTAAAGGTAAAATTGAGTTTTCCAAATATAATGGGGATAACACATTTACTGTAAAGGTTGACGGGAAAGAATACTGGACTAACCGGTGGAATTTGCAGCCGTTGTTACAAAGTGCACAGTTAACAGGAATGACCGTAACAATCAAATCCAATACCTGTGAATCAGGCTCTGGATTTGCTGAAGTGCAGTTTAATAATGACTGAAGAATAACCTGATTCGTGGTATGTGGGTAACAAGTGTAATCCGTGTCACTATTCAGTCAGTTGACAGTTGCCTGTCAGACTGAGCATTTGTTAAAAAAATCTCGCATGGTGAATCCCCCTGTGCGGAGGGGCAATCAGTAAGTAGGTATATGGGATAATTGCGGATTCAGGTGCTGATACTGAATTCACCGGGAGGCACCCGGCACCATGCAGGTAAGCAGTGTAAATGTTTACATAAGCAAATCCCCTCACCGGAGGGGATTTTTTACGCCCAAAAATGCCGCGTATGGTGTTGAGATTAAAAGCCTGGTGCTGGAAATAAATGCACCGACATCATAATAAAAAAACGCCAGCACAGAAGAGAACGGGAAAACGAGTCTGACGCTGGCGTGGGGATATTCCCCGTGGAGAAATGATATGTAACACATATCGGGAGTATTTTTATATAAAAATGATAACCATTGTCAATCATAACGGTCAGGAATGATGACGTTTATGCATCAGAGCCATCAGTAATTAACGGGTGGCTTTTTTATTGTTGTCAGCTTC